TTTGAGTTGTTCCGTTTTATTTGTCGCTCTGAATCCATAACCGCCGAAAGAATCAAAGCAGAGGCCAACAATAGGTTGGAATGGAAAAACAACAAGTGGGAATATACGACTGGGCAATACTTCCCGACTGAGTATAGGCGGGCGGTTTGCAATATGCTCTCAGCGGTCTTGTGGAATTGGTTTCGGGAGGAGTGTCAATGCGAGACGAGAGAAAAAATCCAAGCGTCAGCAAAACGCGAGTTTAGCAGAGCAGTAGCTAAGAGGTGGTTTCGGTGATCTGCTTCTCCATTTACTCCCGATCTGGCTCATTTGTCTGCCGTTTTGATGACCGCAACAAAGCCGAAATGTGGAGGAAGTTTCACGGCATCCAAGAATATGTGATCAGAAAGGAGGTATGGCGATGAACTGCCCACAAATCTACTCGCTCGGACTACTCCACGGAGGACTTTTATTGGGTTTCGTCTGGCTAGTCTGGCCTAAGAATCGGAAAAAGTAGTTTTCCCTCGTCCATCCTCTTGACCGAGGGTGGGAGAGGTCAAACTCGATAGAGATGACCTAAAGAAAAGTAAAAGAAAGGACATAGAATATATGAAAGAACATACAATCACATTGACAATCAATGTTCACTTCAATGCCATTGATCGTGAGGACGCTCAACGCATAGCCGAGGATATGGATATAAAGTTTATTCATCCCGACACTCAATCAGAAATAGAAAATGATTTGATTGATTGGGAGATTAGATAGTCCCTCCTCGTTCCACCTCGTAACGGAGGTGGGCGGAGGATGGATTTTGGCTCTCGCCAGGACATCCTAACAAACGGCAGCGTAGCCTATAAGGACAATATAAAAATATGACAGAAGATGAAATCATAAAGGCCTACCTTTCGCGCTTGGGCAAGAAAGGCGGGAGCGTCAAAGGTCCTCAGAAGGTGCGACCAAAAGAACACTATCAGAAGGCGGTGGGTATCCGCTGGGCTAAGTATCGGGAGCGTCAACAAACGGAAGCGCAGGCATCCAAGCGGTAGCATAGCCTTTTGCGGGAGCGTTAGCCCTATAAGGGGTGTGTAGAATAGCCCTATAAGGGGTGTACAAACGGCAGTCTAGCGTCCGATACGGCAGCAGCAGGCTTTATTTCCAAGCTCCTCAACCCTAAATTTGACCACTGGAAGGTCTGGGGCATCAGCCTTGCTGCAAAGACGCTTTCTAGGGGCATCCTTGCGCGATTGCGTGGCATTGTGGCGTGTTTTTTTGGCTGCCTTTGGCATATTACCAGTTCTTGCACGACCAGTACCGCGCTGTCAGCTTGCTGGGAGGGTTGCTGTCACACCCATGCCTAGCTCTGAAGCTCTTGCGCCTTGCTGGATTGCTCTTCTTGATGGTCATCTTGGGATCGCCATAGCGGATGGTCTTGCTCTCACCACCCTTGCAAGCTCTGACTACGAACTTCTTTGGGCCTCCAGGGGTACGCCTTGGGCTGTTACAGGGTAAATCTTGTGTACTCATTGGTCATCTACCTCATCAGTGTCAAAGTCATCAGGAATTGAGTCCTGAAGCGATTGTAGTGCCTTCTGGTGGCTCTCAAAGAAGCCTGACAGCCTCTTTACTTGCTCTGTCAGCCCATTCCACTGTGCCTCGAACACCTCAAAGGAGCAGTTGGCATTCATATCGTCTACTAACTGGCCTAGCAGCCTCAGTACGCCGTGTAGCTGGGCATTCTCTCGCTGAAGTAGGCCGATAAACTTATGGCTCGCCTTCAGTTGCTCCCGATCACTCTGCAAAACCGCCCTTCTTAGCCTTCATCATCCGCCAAGTGCGGGGGCTGATGGTGCTTTTGGATTTAGGACGGCTAGTGCCAGCCTTGCGGCGGGCGTTGATGTTGGCGTATAAACCTGGTTTAGATTTGTTCATTTCACGATTGTACCACATCCCCCACCTGATAACCAACTTCGTTCTTTGGCAGGTGTGAGGATGCCTGAGCCAACCCAACCCAACCCAGCCCAGCTTTCGTTCTTTGTTCTGATTACCAGAAACACGCTACGGAAAGAACGTAGTGGTATGGGGGGAGGACGGACTAAGGAGTCCTTCCCCCTACTTTCCTTCGCGTAATTTAATTTATATATATATAAGGGTCTGACTGCTCTATAAATGATAGTAACTTGAAAGTAGATTAGAAAGTAGTCTGATTGGCAGTATATAAGCCATTGTCAGACAGTATCTTCTTGGCCTTGTGAAGGCGTTTAAGATAGCGATAAAAGGTAGATTCTGATACTTCCAGCTTTTCGATGATATGGCGGCATAAATCACCAGCCTGCCACTCCTTTGAACCCATCTCGGTTAGGAACTTTTTATCGTCAACCGCCTTGTGCGCACCTGGTTTCTTTAGCTTGTCTGGGTTGAGGTTAAAGTTCTGGCGGAACAGCGGGTAAGACCATTGGACAACGAATGCATCCATAGGGCTGAAGTTGCGCAAGGTCACCTCGCAAGTAAAGGTACGCTCATCCTCTTCGTGTGGGGTGAGTACCACCAAGCTGTCTGGATTGCGGGCAAACACCCCGCTACCACTAAACCTATCAATCGACTCTGACCCACTCTTGTTGCCTTTGCTGAAGTGATGGGACAGGATGATTGACAGATTGTGGCGGGTCGCTAGGTACTCAAACTCATTCATCAAACTTGACATATCCCCCGCGCTGTTTTTATCCCTCTCCCCCATCAGCATATAGTTTGGATCGAGGATGATCGCTTGGTATCCCTTGCCTTCAATCTGCTTCTCAATCATAGGGCGGATGAGAGTTAAGTCGGCAGCGTGGCCTCTCAGCGTCCATGTGTCGAAGTCATCGGCCTTGTCTTCCAGTCCTTTTGCCTTGACAACATCAGCCAACCGATTGCGGAAGCTCCACTCTTGGATCTCAAAATTGATAAACAACACCCGCGACATCTTGCACTGTTGCCGCCACCAAGGCACGCCAGCGTGCAGCGATAAGGCTAGGTCAATTAAGCTCCAACTCTTAAACGCCTTGCTTCCTCCGCCCAGCAACATCTTCCCGCCTCTGTGTAACATTCCCTCAATTAACGTCTCTGGTGCGGGTAAGTCTTCCTTAATAAGTTGTGCATAAGATTTAATCGGTGGCCACTCATCGGTCTTGGGTTTGATACCAAGTGCTACGGCTGGTTCTATCATTTTCCTCCTTTGCAAAACCAAAGCAGGCTTTGCATCTTGTCGTTTCTTTTTGCCCCAGGAATCCTAACGGGTTGACTGGGTTTGAATGTTGCAGGATCGCATCCCAACGGAATAAGAAAAGCTTTTAACTGATCCACCCATTCGTTCTTTGGTGGCATCTCAAACCAACCATGCAAGCTCTTTCCGCCAGTATCCACAACAGCGTGTAGTTTCATGCTGAATAAATCGCGCATCAATTGGAACACCGCGCCCATCTCTGGCTTGGTTAACACATCGGACTCGACAACAAGGAACACTCTATGCTCAACGGTATCATTGGATCTGCTAACCGTATCCAGCTTGTAGGTCGCGCCAGTGGTGTACTGCCCGATTGGCTCGTCTAACTTCTTCCAATCCCAAGCTGACCTAAAGTTCTGCGGATGCCTGCCGCTGTCCTTGACATCTCCAATCCAAATGTTGTCAGCGACATTAAACATCGAAAGGAACAACTGATAGTCTTGCGCTGGATCGCCCAGCTTAACTGGACTCTCCTCGTACATATCGGCTGGGTCCCAATTGTAGTGGGTCAGATAACGCTGCTTGTTTGACTCAGCAATCGTCTTGATCCTATCCAACACCTCGGCGTGCGGGTCTTTCTTGATGACTAACTTGGGCGTAGCAGTACCACCCGACATGATGTTGGCGGGCTTGTACAGCGGGTCGCTGGATATAGCTCGGCGCAGCTTGCGGTTAGCCTCATCTCGATACGGCGTGCAGGAGGTATGCCAGCAGAAGATGGTAGGCGCGCCATCTATAAACACTGTGGTATCTCGGACTCTGGTGTGACTGGTGTGTGCAGCCTCACCTGGACACTTGCACAGCCCGTGGTTCTCAGACTGCCAATCGACTTGACCTACAATCTCTTCAGCTTGTCGTTGTGCGGTTGTCATTTATATTCTTGGTGACATCTTGAATGACATTCTCTGCATAAACCCACAAGTTCAAACATAAGTTCGTTGCCAACATTCCTGTAGGTCAAGTGATGTACTTGATGTATGGGTGCATCTAAACAACCTTGACAAATTTTATCTCTTTGAATTATAAGCCTTCTCTTCTTTTCCCATTCTGGACATAGTAAATAATTTTTATAATTCTTTTTGTTAACCTTAAGAATGTTGTCTATATGCTTAATTAATTCCTTATGTGGTACTTCTGGATTTCTTCCATAACCACCCTTGGCATTAATTACAGCCAATATGGATTCACGAGAAAAATGCAGGGTATTGCGCAAATAATCTACAACCAATGCTATTTCATCCCACATTTTACTGCCCATAGTAGTGATTGGATTCCTAAGCAATTCAAGTATTCTGTCATCAATTTTTTTAACTTTTATTGTCTTCATATTAAAATTCAAACTGGCTCTGATTCAAGAGGCGAACACACACTGAGGAACTGCCCGCCGCAGGATCTCCCTGCGGACCACAACGCCAGTTAGGTTATTTGCTTTCTAGCTCCATCGCTTTCTTCGATGCAAGAACAATATCTTCGGCAGTAATATTGCGTAACGCATTACACCAATACTGCGTCTTGGGTGTGCGGTTACTCGCATCCTTGCACTTGGCCTGGGGCAACCCAGCGTGCGGTCGGCAAGGTGCGTGTGGGCAGGTATCGGGCTTAAACACCGATACGTTCTTCGGATAGTAAGTCATACGGTCAGCAGGATCATACGAACCCCACAACGACACACACGGCGTATCCAGCCCAGCAGCCATGTGATTGACTGAACTATCTGGCGCGACAACAAAGTCAGCCCCGCTAATAATCGGGAACAGCGAGCGCACAGTCTTGGTGCAGTTGAATAAGTCAATCACTCGCGGATGATCCACCTTAAAGTTGTGCGAGTTATCCAGCCCAATAATCACAGCGTGATGTTTTGGGTAAGCCTCAAGCAACGCCAGCACCGCTTCCTGCCCCATCGTTGGCGGGTAGGTACGGGTAGGACCACTGGACGAAACATGGTAGGCAAAGAAAGGACTAGGCAACGGCCATTTGCCCATCGCCTTTAGCTCTTCATGGTCTGGCTCGATGAGATGTAGAACTGGCTTACAATACTTCGCCATCGTCTTCTCATCCCACACACCCATCCACTCGTAGATCCGCTGGTAGCAGTTGCCACCACCAGTGCCTAGCTTGGTGTTGCCTACCTGACCGCTGAACAAATCATCCGTTGGCAAGTGAGCATCAAATGACCTCCATGCCTCCAGCGATGCAGGCAATGGCCACAGCCTCGCACCCAGCCCAGCGTAGAGAGGAAGGTTGCGGGCAGGGGCGTAAACCTCCACAACCCCACCCGACTCCTGCACCAAGTAGTTGACGAAAGCAGTAGCGATGATTGCATCACCAATTGCCCCAGCGCGGTAGACGGCTGTTGCACCACCAGCAGCTCGCCCCTTGTAGTACGGCTTGATCTCGTGTGGGCAAGGGATTGAATCCTCCCAAGTAGGTCCAGTTAGCTCATCTGGCAACATATAGGTAGTGCGCGGGTAGAGCATATTGTCATCGACTTTGTGAATTGAGTTTGAGTTATTTGTCCATAGTTTCATTTGTTATCCTCCATTATTTTGTTGATGCATCTGATGATTTCTGCCGCGACTTGCGGGACGATGGCATTTCCGAGTCCACGCAGTTTAGCCACTCGGTTGGGTACCCCATGAGCCAAGCGACCCACGTTGGGTTCAGCGAGCCATTCTTTTTGCTCGGACGAACAGCCCTCCCCAACAGGCAATTTACTTTCACATTCTTCAAATCCCCAGTATCCTTGTAATCCCTTGTTGTTGGAGTCGGCCACATTTGCTTTGTCATGTATCCGACTGGACTTCCTTCCTTGCTCCATTTGACTTGTTCCGCTAGGCATCCAGCCCCCACTCCATTCCTCCCTATTTTCTTCCGATAATCGAATCTTTTCTGCATCGACTCCTCGCTTCTCTCGACTATCGCAATAGCTGTTGGCGTTAGCCAAAATCCATACTCGCTCTCTGCGGTGCGGTGCATCGACGGCGCAAGCTGGAACAATGATCGGTTCGACTTCGTAACCTTGACCCTCCAAATCAGCGCACACCTGGTCGAGTGCCAAGTTGACGATCCCAGCAACATTCTCACCAATGATCCAAGTTGGCTTTGCTTCTTGTATAACTCGCAACATTTCAGGCCAGAGGTAACGGTTGTCATCCTTGCCTCGTTGCTTCCCTGCGACTGAAAATGGCTGACAAGGGAATCCCCCTGTGAGAAGAGTGACTCCTGCGTGTAGCTCGCCTCGTACTTCTCGGATGTCTTTGTGACACGGGACTTCGGGCCAATGCTTTTTGAGGACGGCTTGGGCGTAGGGTTCGTTGTCACAGAAGCCAAGGGTTCTATATCCATTCCACCTTGCTGCCAAGGCAAATCCTCCGATCCCACTAAATAAGTCGAGGTGTGTCTTTTCATTCACTTTCCAATATCTCCTTCGCTATCAAAGCCGCTGCATCGACCATCGTTATGATCTGGATTAGGTCGATTGCATGGCCATGCGAAACGCGATCTCTCTCAACTGCAAGCTTATCGCGTGCGATCAGAAGCATATCGCGTGACCATTTGAGCCTATCTTTACACTCGACCCGCATTACGAACCTGATCGCATCCGAAACTTGCGTGGCTTACTCTTGCCTGCTGCGGATAGGGCAATGGCAATCATCTGCTCGCGTGAGCGAGGCTTACCGCCTGCTCCACGCTCGCTACCCTTCTTGCGGTTATCTGCTGCTAGTTCACTCATATTCTTACTTACGTTCTTACCTAATGGCATTGTTTGTTCTCCTTTTGTTTCACAAAGCTACCAGCTAGGAGGTCCAACACCCAGCCGTGTCCGTGAAATTTGTCGTAAAGCATTTGATTCATAATCCATGCCAGGGGTGACACGTTTGATTCCAGCAACTGCCCAGGCTGGCAGGCATTCTTGTCCAGCATCTCGGCCAGTGCATTCACCTCCAGCCGTGCGTATTTGTAAATTGATTTCACGCTGTCTCCTCACCAACCACATCATCCCATGTGGCCTCTTCTCCATTCCAAACCTGCGATTGCGTTCTCAACCACTTAGGCTTTTCGGATTGAGTTGTGAAGCTTGATTCGCGCCAAAGGACATTGTTACCTGGAACAGCCGTGATCCGTCCATTGTTAAGTGCGAT